GATCGAAATAGCAGGTAAAAGTTATCCTGTTCGTGCCACAATGGGTGCATTGGTAAGATTTAGGCAGATGCAGGGTAAGGAAGTGAGTGAGATGGACGAAAATTCATCTGAAGATGTTTGTGCGTATGTTTATTGCATTCTTGTTAGTGCGTGCAACGCAGACAAAATTAATTTTGAGTATGATTTTTTGACTTTCTGCGATATTGTCGATTGACGACAATCAATAGAATATCACAGATGTTGGTTGATCCTTCAACCGAAAAAAAAAACGGCAAATCTTTAACTGTGCTGCAGCTGCTAGGAATTGCAGTTGGTAGAATTGGAATCAGTTATGATGAGTTTTTGCGGCTGGATGTTGATGCATTTGAAGCTATCGTCAAGTCTTATTGCGATCATGAGGAAGACAAAAGAAGAGATGATTGGGAGCGGATGAGATGGCAAACAATGTTGACAATACAGCCGTTTGTCGGCAATAAACACAAAATGAAGCCTGAAGATATTCTTGTTTTCTCATGGGATAAACAGGACAAGAAAAATGTCAAAACAATGACACCTGCAGAACAACGGGCAAGAATGAAAAAACTAGTTGAAAGATTAGGAGACAAGACGGTATGAAGTATATAGGGATATCATCGCAGATTTTAGACAAGACACAAAAATTGTCAGTTGCACAACAACAAAAAATAGAAAAAGCTCTTGTTGCGGCCGCATATACGATGCGAAACAATGCCCGTAAACAATTCTCTCATAACAGTCATGGGTATAATATATCTAGTCTGCAAGATGGGATAATGCTTGGCGCATTGCGTTCTGTCGCTGATGGGGTATCTACTATAACTATACATGCAATGGGCAACCTTTCAATTAAGAAGACGTGGAAAGCCCGAATATTTGCTGGAGGTGCTTATCATCGTCGCACTAAAGGCAGAGGCAGAAATAGGGGAACGATACAAGATCTTAAGACTATATCTAAGTCGATAGATCAGAATATATTGAATACATATATAAACAATGTCATTAAATGAGTCAATTAGCAGCTAAAATCACAGCAGACTCTAGCAGCTATCGCAAGGCTATTGAGGATGCAAATAATGTGCTAAAAGCATTTACTAAGGAGGAGTCCTTGGCAGCGGATTCTCTACGCAAGGTGTATGATGTTACGCAAGACCAGGTTGATGCGTACAAAAAAGTTACGGTTGCGATGGAGAAAACGACGGCTGGCACTAAAAACATAAGACAGACATCCTCGGCATTAAGAAGTGACATCGAGAAATTAAAGATACAATGGGAAAATCTCAGCGACACCGCTAAAAAGAGTAAGTTCGGACAAGCGATGGCTAATTCTATCCGCACTGCAGAAGATCGTCTAAGATCAATGCAGATGCAGATGAATACAGCCAAAACAGCCACCACATCGGCATCTACAGCGATGAGTGGAATGGTTGGCATTGTCGGTAAATTAGCCCCTGCTATAGGTGCTGGTTCTGCAGCGATTAAGGTCATGAAAGATGCTTTTTTCAATAGCGAAAAAAATATTGATGATTGGGGTCGCACTGTGAATGTCGCAAAAGGTACTTATCAAGTTTTCCTTGACACGCTTAACAAGGGAGACTGGTCTGGCTTTTTTTCTAAAGTCAAAATGGCAAAAAAAGAAATGTCAGAGATCTACGATCTTAACGACACGTTTGGCTCGATGCAACAAAATAACAGCAATAAAATTGCTAGCATAAAACTTAAGATATCCAAATTGCGTGCTGATCTCGCATATGACAAAGATAATGAATCTTTGAAGCAGCAACTTTTGGAAGCACAGCGAGAATTGGAAAGTACTTTTGTCGATATGTATAAGACTGTGTATGAGGCTGGACTTAAAGAAATCAAAGCATCGATGGGGACAGAAGCGAGCGAGACCATGCGAGAGATTCTTGCTGATGATCTGATTAAGAACGGCCAAAAGGCAATGGATAAAGCCCAGAAACGTCTTGAATATTTAAACCAGAAGTCTGGTGTAAAAGGTACATTTACTGTCGAGGACGAATCGGGGAATCTTCTCCAGATGGACTATGAAAAAAAAATATGGGAGACAGAAAAAGGGCTTGCGGATGAGCGTCTTGCAATTTTAGGGTTGTTGAATAAAGAATCTAATGAATTGCGAAAACAAGGCCAAAAGCATATAGATGAGGCTTATGCCTTGCAGACGCAACTGGAGCAATTGCGTCGTGAACTGGCTGAGCAATTAAGGGAAAAGCCTAAGCCAGCTGCTGAGCCTGTAGAAATTGATTATATGAAAGACCGTCAGATGCTTCTT